CCCCCCCAATCAACCCCTCCCCAAGCACCCATTCTACCGGACAACATAGGTAAAATCTCAGCCCGGGGTATTAAGGACAGAATCTCACACCTCTGTGACTTGCACAACTACGACCCTGTTAAGGAGTTACTCCAATGCATAGACGATTCTAAGGGGGCCCTGCGTAAAGAGTTCATGGAACAAATAGACCTGCTCCCAGAATCACGGTGCAAGGTCCTTTTAACAGAGTTAGTTAAACGTATTCCAAACCCTGATACCCGAGAGATTATAGGAATCCACAAGGAGTTGCTTGGTTATATCGCCCCTAAACTTAAGTCAGTTGACATGCAGGGGAACATCGATGTTAACTTTACTGTTGTGGTTAGGAAATTCTCATAATGGAAATCGAAATCCCATATAACTGGAGCCCGAGGTCCTACCAACTGGACGCGTGGAAATACTACGAGAACGGAGGTCGGAGAGCCGTGGAAGTATGGCACAGACGTGCTGGTAAGGATCTATTCGCAATTAACCTTATAGTAAAGGCGATGATACAACGTCCGGGTCTGTATTGGCATCTTCTTCCCACGTATAGACAAGGCCGGAAGATTGTATGGAACGGCTTCACAAAGGACGGCCGCAAGTTCCTGGACCACTTTCCAAAGGATTTGATAGCAAGTAAGAATGACACCGAGATGCGGATCATTCTTAAGAATGGTGCGATATATCAGGTAGTAGGTACCGATGATACAGACTCACTCGTAGGTACGAATCCATTTGGGTGTGTGTTTAGTGAATACTCCCTACAAGATCCAGGGGCCTGGGACCTTGTCAGGCCGATACTTGCTGAGAATGATGGTTGGGCACTATTCATATATACACCCAGGGGTAACAACCACGGTAAACGTCTTCATGAGATGGCGAAGAAGAACCCCAAGTGGCATCATGCGGTACTCAAGGCGGGATCAGGTCCGGAGTCCACTAAGCGTGATGACGACACTCCGGTCATATCGGATGAGGTTATCCAGGACGAACGTGAAGCCGGTATGTCTGAGGAACTTATAGATCAAGAGTTCTACTGTTCGTTTGACTCCCCAGTGGTTGGTGCATACTATGGTAAACAGATGTTGGAGATGCTCCAGGGTATCCCGAAGAGGATTACAAATGTCCCGTATGAACCAAAGATCCCTGTTCACACTGCTTGGGATTTGGGTATGAACGATTCCACTAGTATAATCTTCTTTCAACAGATCAATGCCGAGGTTCGTATAATGGACTACTTAGAGGATAACGGCGAGGGACTCCAATACTATATAAAGGAGATGGATAAGAAGAACTACGTATATGGGGATCATTTCGCACCACATGACATTAACGTAAAGGAGTTCACAGCTGGGGGTAAGAGTAGATTAGAGGTGGCAAGGGCTCTCGGTGTTCGGTTTAAGATGGTTCAGAGACATGAGATTGAAGACGGTATACAGGCTGTTAGGGACATACTCCCGAGGGTTTGGATCGATGAGACTAAGTGCGAACGGTTGATAGACGCCTTGTGCAATTATAAGAAGAAGTGGAATGACGATATGAAGACGTATTCAAATACACCAGATCACGACTGGTCATCACACGCCTGTGATGCCATGAGGTATTTAGCGTGGGGATTTAGGACACAGAAGAAATACACTAAGGCCCCGCAGGATAAGGCAATTTCTGATGATTATAATATAATGTCTGCTTAACTAGGAGGTGGGTATGGGTTGGTTAAAAAGTGCAAGGAAAGCTGTTCAAAAAATCGCTAAGGTTAGTTATAACGTAGTTGCCGAACCGATAAAGGAAGCGATCAAGAATCCCGCAAAAATACTTGTGGCACCGATAAACATTGCGAGGAATGCTATAACTCTTATACCAGACTTATTGAAGTCGGACAAGAAAAGTAATACAGGCGGTGGTGGAGGTGGTGGTGGTGAGGCGGCGACTCCTGCAGCGCCATCATTTGAGTTTCCATCGTTTGACTTTCCGGGGTTCCCACAGATCCCTGCAATGCCAGACATGCCCGATATGCCAAATTCTCCAACATTTGGTAATGCCTCGGAGAACGCGAAACTATTGCTTAGGGGTAATAAGTTCGATAGATCCAAGACCATTCTTACAGGTGGTCCGGGGTCCACAGGTACCTCGGCAAAGAAGAAGTTGTTCGGTGTCAATAGACAGGTATCTAGTGCGGAGTTGTATAACTCCACGTTGGGCCTTAAACCTCTGACCCCGACATTGGGAGGTGCAGTATGAAACCATCTGTAGAACTCTTACTTAATATGTATAGTAAACTCCAAGGCGATCGTGGAGTTTGGACGAATATGTGGCAGGACATACGAGATCTAGTTAGACCGAATGCCTCGGACTTCTACGATCAGGCCACGAACCCTGGTCAGGTGAGGACTGAGAAGATGTACGATGGCACTCCCGCATGGGCATTACAGATGTTGGCATCTGCATTGAACTCATTCTTGACCTCGCCAATTGAGAGGTGGTTTAACTTCACCCTGGAGGGGAATACGAAGTTCTTGGACAGTGGATCTCGGTTATGGTTGGAGACTGTCGCCGATATAACCTATAGTGAGTACTCCAGACCAGTCGTAGCTTATAACTCATCTGTACACGAGTGTTATATGGATGTTGCTGGTTTCGGTACCTCTATATTCTATCAGACATACGACCCCATGGAGGGACATCTGGTATTCAAGACCGTTCCACTAGCTGATTGTTACTTACTCGAGAATGCTAATGGACATGTCGATGGCATATTCAGAAAGTTGGGTATGACCAAACGTCAACTCATTGGCAGATTCACAGAGGCAACTCTTCCCAAGAAAATCCTCGATGATAAGGATATGAATAAGAGATATGAGGTCATACATATCGTGTTACCTCGTGACGACAGGGATATCCAAAAGATCACTAAGACCAATATGGCCTTTGCCTCATATTGGATATGTAAGGACACAGGTGATATGTTGGATGAATCTGGGTTTATGGAATTCCCATACCACGTCCCCAGATGGGAGAAAGTTGCTGGTGAGACATATGGTCGATCGCCGGCAATGACTTGCATGCCAGATATAAAGATGCTAAATCAGATGTCGAAGGTAGTAATAAAGGCCGCGCAGAAAGTAATTGATCCTCCACTCATGGTTCCAGATGATGGTTTCCTCCTGCCAATTAAAACATCCCCTGGTAGTCTTATGTTCTATACCTCCGGGTCACAGGATCGGGTTGAGCCACTCAAGTCTGGTGGTGACATAGAGATAGGGTTGGAGATGATGAACCAACGCCGTGAACATATCATAAAGTGCTTCTATGTCGACTGGCTGTTGATGCAAAAAGAGAATATAGAGATGACTGCCACCGAAGTTCTTGATAGAAGACAGGAGAAGATGCAGTTAATGGCCCCGATGATTGGAAGACTTCAGACTGAGTTGCTTGGTCCTCAGTTAGCTCGTTCATATAATCTTCTTACCAGGGCGGGTAAGATACCGCCACCACCTCGTAGATTGAGTGGTGCTAAGATGAAGTTGGAGTACGTGTCACCAGCAGTCAAGGCACAATACGGTACGAAGATGACTCAGCTTAATCAGTTCACGCAGGCACTAATTCCTATATCACAACTCGATCCGACAGTTATGGATATAGTGAATACAGATGCCATGGCCGAGGAGATGGCTGATATCACGAATGTGTCGCGTAAGATACTACGAACACCTGATGAGATTACAGCAAGGCGCGAAAGTCGTCAACAACAACAGAATGCAGTTACACAAGGCGCGATGGCCAAGAACAGTGCTGATATAGTCAAGACTCTAGCGGACGCTCAAAGTCAAGGGGGTTGATATGATTAAGCAAATGACAGAATATTTGGATGAGCGGTTACTGATGCGAGATAGGTTTGTGAAGGTATTTGAGAATGAGGATGGACGTAAGGTTCTACGCTTCCTCTGCAAGAAGGCCGGCGTTACGTCGACAACTTTCGTCGCGGGGGATCCGTATGCCACTGCTTATAAGAGTGGACAACGTGATCTGATGTTGGCGATACTAGGATACATCAATAAAGATCACGCTACAATTATTGATGAAATAACAAAAGCAGTGGCACAAACAAACGGAGGATAGTATGAGTCTATTAGATGGAGCGGGAGATATAGGTAAGACAGTTGATCCAGGTGCAGGTAAGACAGTTGATCCAGGTGCAGGTAAGACAGTTGATCCAGGTGCAGGTAAGACAGTTGATCCAGGTGCAGGTGGTTTCGATTGGAAGACACAAATTCCAGAAGACATCAAGAGTGAGTCTAGTCTTGCACAGATCAAGGATCTACCAACCCTGATAAAGAGCTATGTTCATGCTCAGAAATTGGTTGGTGCGGATAAGATGCCCGTACCGAAGGATTCGTGGACGCCAGAACAGTGGAGTGAGTTCTACGCGAAGACTGGTAGACCTGAGTCGCCAGATAAGTATCCCCAACTAGATGAGACTATGACTAAGAAGTCGATGATGGATAAGGAACTAATCGGCGACTTGACAAAGGCCTTTCATAAGGCGGGGTTATCTACGAAACAAGCTATGTCTGTTTTTAGTGACTACGCAACAACTATGGAGGGGCGTATCAACAAGGTTAAGGATGGATTCTCACAGTCTGTACAAGACAGTCAGGCTATACTTCAGAAGACCTACGGTGATAAGTTGGAGGCCCGGTTGGATGTTGCAAGGGCTGTGGTAAGTAAATTTGGTGATGAGGAAATATCTAACTATATAGACAGTTCGGGTATAGGCAATAATCCAGGGTTTATCAATATGCTTATAAAGATGGGTGATGCAATGATGGAAGATCGTGCTGATGGCAAGGGGGTTGATCTACTCCTTGGTTCAACTGGCGATGCGGTAGCCGAGATTGCTAAATTGAAGTTAGACACTTCCTTTATAGGTCGTCTCATGGACAGTAGCGCTGTTGGTCATAAGGACGCTGTGGCTAAGTGGGCTGAGGTGCATGCCAAAGCATACCCAAATAAACAGGAGTAATTATCCTGTTTACAACATGACTAAACCATGTTAAGATCTTATAAAGATCAGAAAACCGAGTGGTCTGATCTACCCCGCTGAGCGGGCGGTAAACGACCGTGTTCGTTAGGACGGGTCCAAGTGGATAACTCGACCGAACTGTTTTTGGTTTATGGAGGGCATTAAAATGTCTTTTCAAGTTGATACTGCGATGGTGCAGGCCTATAAGAGCAACATCGAGATTCAATTCCAGCAAAAGGGTTCGAGACTGCGTGATAAGTGCTTAGTTGAGCCACAGTCCGCAGAGTTTGAATTCTATGACAGGATTGGTCCGACGGAAGCTGTTGAGGTACTGTCCCGACATGGTGACACGCCACTCATCTCTACGCCGCATGACAGACGTAGGTTAGCGATGCGTGATTTCGATTGGGCGGATATGATTGATAAGAAGGATAAGATCAGGATGCTGGCCGATCCGACTTCGTCATATACGGTAAACTCGGTTTATGCATTTGGACGTAAACTTGATGATGTCATCATTACGGCCCTTGAGGGTAGTGCATGGACAGGCAAGACTGGTTCAACAGAGGTAGTGTTTAAGACCGCGACGCAAGATGTCGCAGTCAACTATGTTGAAACTGGTGGAGCAACAAACTCAAACCTGACAATCGGTAAATTGCGCAGGATGCGGTATGTCTTTGATAGTCAGGATACTATCGAAAAAGGTACACCCATCTGTCTCGCGATTACTGCATCACAGGTCCTGTCTCTGCTCAAGACGACAGAAGTCACAAATGCTGACTATAATACAGTCAAGGCGCTGGTTCAGGGTGAGATCAATACGTTCATGGGGTTTGACTTCGTACGTATTGAGCGTCTTCGTAAGGTAAGCAACACTCGGTACTGTCTTGCTTGGCCGAAGAACGCAATCCAGGTCGGTATGGGCCAGGATGTAACGGTAGATGTTGGTCCACGGCGAGATAAGCGCAATTCGATACAGGTGTATGTGAATACATCCTTCGGCGCTTCCCGTATGTGGGAAGAAATGGTAGTTCGTGTTGCCTGTGACGAAAGCGTCTAAGTAACTAACGAGGAGTTGAACATAATATGACACTCACTGCAAGAGACTATTATTCAGCTGAAGTGGCACAGTCTGAGAACGGTCAGTCCGTCTCCCCTCTGAAGCCCAACGAAAAAGGTGGTCGCCTCAGAATCGCAAGATTCACACTGACAGTCCCAACTGCTACGATAGTGGCAACTAAGAATGTCATCGTGGCGAAACTACCCAAGGGTGCGCGCATACTTGGAGTCACAGTCATGACCGACGGGTTGGTTACCGCCGGCGATATGGATGTGGGTCTATCTGGTGCCGACGCCACTGGGTTTATTGGAGCTGGTGTAACAGTTGACTCCGATAACATGCTGGCTGATGCCCTCGATGTGGCAGCAGCTGGTGCAGTATATGCTGCAAGTACACTGGCGTTGAATTACGGTTACGAGACTTTGAAAGAAGTTTATCTGACCATAACTAACCCAAGTGGTGCTGCAACATGGGCTGCAGGAAAGTTGATAGCCGGTCATGTCGAATATGTTGTAGATTAATCGACAACTGGTTTGGAAAACATTCTGGGTGGTTATGGTAATTCGTAGCCACCCAGTTTACTTATTAGGTGAGTTATGGCAAATAAAGTTGAAATAGCGAATAGTGCATTAGCAAGACTTGGTGCTAGTCCAATCATGTCTCTGGATGATGATGCAAAAGCAGCACAAGCTATTAAGAATTCATTCGAGTTGTGCAAGAAGACCGTACTACGGGCCCATATATGGAAGTGCGCGAGAAAAAGATTAACTATCACACCAACTACAACAGCCCCTGATTTTAATTACACCTATGCTTTTAACCTGCCATCAGATTACCTACGCCTTGTATACATCGATGGTGATCCAGAATATGCAATTGAAGGTAGACAGATTTTATCGAATGAAGCAACCCTTAGTCTGGTTTACATATACGATATAGGTGAGGACATAGAGATCTTGGATGCTTTAGTTGTAGAGGCATTATCATGTTATCTTGCATGGACAATATCATATATAGTTACACAGGATTTGACTATTAAAACAGGTGTGTATTCAGATTACTCTTTTAGTCTGAGACAGGCAAAATCTATAGATGCGAAAGAAACACCATACCAGCAACTTGAAGCAAACGAATTTATCGATTCTAGATCTGGATATCCGATACTTGATAGGAGTAATAGGTAATGGCTTCAATAAGTACAATACAGACTAATTTTACAGCTGGTGAGATAAGTCCAAAGTTGTTCGGTAGATTAGACATAACAAAGTATGTAAATGGAGCCGCAACTATTTCAAACATGTTGGTTAAGTCCCAGGGTGGTGTTACAAGAAGACCAGGAACCGAGTTCATAAATGAAGTAAAGACACAAGATAAGTTTACTAGACTTATACCATTTGAGTTCTCAACAACACAAGCCTACATGTTAGAGTTTGGTCACTTGTATTTCAGGATCTATAAGGATGGTGGTATAGTTGAATCTTCACCAGGGGTAGCAGTGACAATTACGACTCCATATACGGAGGCACAACTACCTGCACTATCGTTCACGCAATCGGCAGATGTGCTCTTCATGTGTCATCCATCGCATCAACCCAGACAGATCTCTAGAACTAGCCACACCGCTTGGAGTATTAGTCTGTTTCCATTTACACAAGGTCCCTTTTTATCGACTACAAAACTAATAGCAACCACGATTGCATTGAATGGTACGGTCTCGGATTCAGAGACTTTGACAAGCGCGACCGGCGTCTTTGATGTGTCTGATGTAGGTAAATATGTGGAATACACTATAGATGGTAAACCAACAATTGGCCTTATAACAGCTCGTACAAGCGCCTGGATAGTAACAATAACACCACAGGATAACGTCATTGCGCCCTTGGCAAATGAGATAACTATAACATCCAATACTGCAACACCTGCGGCAGATGGGATAGTAACAGCCTCCGCAAATGTATTTGTAAGGTCTAATGTAGGTGCCTATTTGAGAACTATTGTACACGGCACTAGTACGGTTAGATGGAATAAGATTAAAGATTATGAT